GAGTCTAATTAATTCATCTGCAAATTCTTCTAGCTCTTCTTTTGTTTTTGTGTTAGCCTCGACGACTTTTATAAATTGTTCAAAGGTAAACTCTGTACCGTCTAAATTTACACCTACTCTTTCATTACGATTATAATAAGGTAGATTAATGAAGTTACCATTAATTGGTTTTTGATCTGAGCCTACACCAAGTTGTGTCTGTTTAGGAAATATTTCTGTTGATGCTTTTAAATCAAACGTAAATAATAATTTGTCTAAAAAGTTTCTTACAAAACTTGCCTTGACTGGTTCTTTAAAAAACACATAAATATGCAGTCCACCACTTTTAGATTTGACAGGTACTACAGGAATATTTTTTTTATCAATAATCTCTAAATATTTTCTTAAATCAAAATTGTCGTATTCATCTGAGTCTATATCAATTGCTCCAAACTTTGCGAGTCCTTCATCATTACAAGGTTGAATACCAATAGATTTTTTACCTGTGAGATGATCTAGATAATCGGATTCTAATAATTCTTTTGCTGCCCAACCATATTTTAATTTAAGTTTACCTGTAGCTGGATCTTTAAATGCAGAGTTAATATCTGCATAGCCATAGTCTCTTTTAAGACCTGTAAATATTTCTATAAATTTATCTTCCATCTTTCCTTTTTAGTAGGGGTGACTCCACTCTCGCTTTGCCACCCCTGTTGCAACCATTCCCGGAGGGGAATTTTACATAATGTGAGCGGATCCACCTTCAGCTTTAACAGTATCTTCCTCACCATGTTTTACTTGAACATCTCCTTTAGAGATGCTTTCAGAAAAACTTCTAGCTTGTTGATACAATGCAGCGTCTTCAATTGGACCTGTTTTGCTCACTTCCCAACCAAACCATGTGCCTTTGTCGTTAGACTGTTGCACAGTTTTTAATTGATAAAGATGGCTAAAAGATGCGGGTGTAAACATACCGTTTTTACCTTGCATCTTTATACTTTGCATCATGCTATTCCATTTTCTACTAATTTTTAATTGAGTAGATTTCATAGCAATCAACGCAGTAGTTGGTGATCCACTATTGACTATAACAAAATGTTGAGCAGTTTTTTCAATGTAGTTACCATTTGGTAATCTATCTTTAAAATCTGCACCTCTAGTTGTTTTAGTCATGATGTCACTAGATGAAGGATAGATATTTACTGGCGCACCAGATCCATCTGTTCCTCTATCTTTCCACTCGACGTATTCAAGTTTGTAGTAACATGGAATCACTTGGACTCCTTTTTCACCATCAAAGAGCTCACCTGTTACTGAATTGTAAATCATTCCAGGTTCTGCACCTTCGACATACTTACCGTCTCTCTTGTTTACTTCAGGAGATAACTGACCAAGTATTTTAAGAAATGGTAATGCAAGATCATCTTGTCCTACCGTTCCAGTTTGTACATTTGCATCTGCCTCAAACACAACGTTTGTAGACAGTGCATTGTTTTTCTTCGTTATTGGTTCTTTGCTCATTTTTCTATTTCCTCGTTATTTTGGTTCTGTTTCCTGCGAACACGTTAAATAGATCCGTGGGCATCTCTTTCCCAGACTCAAGACGCTCACGAACCAATGCTTTAAGTGTCATTGGCTCAACCTTTAACTTCTGGGTCGGTTGATACCCTTGACCTTGTGCAAGGACAGCATAATCTGCTGCCTTGTTATCTTCGTTACGACCAAAGGAAACGGTGATCTCATTTTTAATAAGATCCCCCAAGTCATTATTACGAAGCCAGTTAAATGCTTCATCCTGTTTTGCTTTTGGAATTGAAGCACCATAGACGGGTTTGACTTCTACGCCAGCCCCATCTGCTAAACTAAATTTTGATATATTCATTTCTGTCATCATCGTAGGTATAACCTCTCCAGATAAAACGTCTATATCATTTTTAATTTTTTTTAATTCTTCTTCTTTTGTTGCAAGATTATCTTCCAGAGTTCTTAATTTAATTACCTGGGTAGATAGTTCTTTAATGTCATTCGTATTAGCACTTGCTAACGAATCAACTTTATCCTCTTCTAAATTAATAGAAGATTCTTTCATTTTTATTCTTTGTTTTATACTCATGTCTTTTTACCTTTCGTAGTAGTTAATGATTCTGTTAATATAATGTCATAATATCCTATGTCAAGTTTATTCTTCAATCTTTCCTTGTTCATATAAATTTATTTCTATAGGATAATAAGTTTTTTCTTGTCTATCCCATTTTAGTAAATTAAATTTACCACCGGTTTTATCTGCCACAATTGAACATGCAACTCCAATAATAGCAGGATCGCCTGTAAGTAGTAAATAATCTTTTTCTGTGTAGTTATCTAATAGTTTTCGCAATTTAAAAATTAATGGCCCTGGAGACAATATAATTTGTGAATGTTCAGGTAATAAAGTTTTTAATGTACCGAACTTTTGAGCCCCCATAATATTAAATTTAGGCGCACCTATTTTAGTTCCAGGTAATTCTTGTATTATATAAACTGTGTTCATAACTTTCCTATTGACATTTGATACAGATCAATGATAGGTTTGTCAATAGAAAGAAGAAATATTATGAACTATAAATTTAAAACAAAGCCTTATGAGCATCAATTAAAAGCTCTTAAGAAGTCACATAACAAAGAACTATTTGCATATTTTATGGAAATGGGTACGGGTAAATCTAAAGTGTTAATAGATAATGTATCTATGCTTTATGATAAAGGTAAGATTAATGGATTTTTATTAGTAGCACCTAAAGGTGTATATAAAAATTGGTTTGATTCAGAAATACCTACACATATGGTAGAACACATTGAAAAGAAAATGGTGTTGTGGCAAGCAAACATTACTAAATCACAACAACAAAAATTAGATACTTTATTTGAACCTGGTGAAGACTTACATATTTTAATTATGAATGTAGATGCATTTAGCACCAGTAAAGGTGTAGAGTTTGCAGCTAAATTTTTACGTTGTCATCGAACTATGATGGCTATTGATGAGTCTACTACAATTAAAAATCCTGATGCTAAAAGATCTAAACATATATGTTCCTTGGGCCAGTATGCTACCTACAAAAGAATTCTTACAGGATCACCTGTTACTAAATCCCCATTAGATTTATACAAACAATGTGAATTTTTAGGAGAAGGTCTATTAGATTTTACATCTTATTATGCGTTTAGAACTAGATACGCTATCCTTAAAACTATGAACTTTGGTTCGCATAGTGCTAAAGTTCCTGTTGGTTATAAAAATTTACAGGAATTATCTGATAAGATTGCTTTGTTTTCTGACAGAGTATTAAAAGAAGATTGTTTAGATTTACCTGATTATACTTATCAAAAAAGAATTATACAATTAAGTAAAGAACAACAAAAACTTTACGATCAAATGAAAAACGTAGCGCTTGCACAAATGGATGGTAAACTAATGACTACATCTACTGCATTGGTTCAATTAATGAGACTTCAACAAATTACTTGTGGTCATTTTAAAGCTGATGATGGTACACTTAAAATTATTAAGAATGAAAGAGTCAATGCTTTAATGGACATATTAGAAGAGGTAGAAGGTAAAGCTATTATCTGGGCCCATTGGAGACATGATATAGACTCCATAGTTAAAGCTATTGAAAAAGAATATCCGGGTTCCGTGATGACTTATTATGGTTCTACTTCTACTGAAGACAGAGCCAAAGCAATTAAAGCTATACAAGATCCTAATTCTAAAGTTAGATTTTTAGTGGGCACACCACAAACAGGTGGGTATGGTATTACACTTACAGAAGCTAATGTAATGATTTATTATTCTAATGGTTATGATTTAGAAAAACGTACACAATCAGAAGCTAGAATAAATCGTATTGGTCAAAAAAGAAAAATGACTTACATAGATATTATAGCTGAAAAAACTGTAGACGAACGTATAGTAAAAGCTTTACGTAAAAAAATAAATATAGCTTCGGAAGTCATGGGAGAAGAATTAAAAGCATGGATTTAATTATTTTAAATGATGGAATATATCACTTAATTCCAGTTACAAAAAAATTATTAGAAGGAATTACATTAACTACGGACGTAGATTGTTTTGATCTGTGTGATATTATTAGATTAAAATTAACGGGGTATGTTGATACTTTAAATCTTCACATTATGAAGGATGGTAGTGGAAGTTTAATTGGATGTATGTGTCGTTAATTTGTCATATCCATTAGTAAAGTTAAAAGTACGGCTCCCATACCTCCAACTATCCAATACTCTAATCTTTTAATACGTTCTTTCATTTCTTTTATTTGTTCAAACGTTTGCTTCTGCATTATTCTGCAAAGCTTTTCATGAGATTCAATTTTTTGTAATGCTGATTTTCTAGCCATTATTCCTCCCTAATAAATATCGGCATAATCTTGAACGTCAGCCGTTCCTGCTTCAACCCCTGTAGGTGCATTAAAATCTTGATTTTCATTAC